GACCTTGAGGGCAGTAATGAGCCCGCCGAGCCCGAGCACATCGGCCAGCGATGGCCGAGATACCTTGACCGAACCGGAGTTAGCTGCCAATCCCGCCGCGGCGGATGCTGTCGGCATGCCGACATGTACCGCACCCGCGGCGCCGTTCAGCCCGAGCCCGCCAATAACATTGGTGATCGAGTGGACATCGACCGTGACGGCCGTGCCATATTGGGGCGGATGCCACCGATAAAGACCGGGCGCACGTTGCGGAACAAAGAACCGTCTGGGGAGTTCCCCCACCGTTCGGGTGGAACTGATCGCGACTATCTCGGTCAATCCGAGCGGATCGATTACCGATGGTTTGGCAATGTGCGCCGCCGCGGCATTCCCGCTCAGCCCGTCTACTGCCGCGGCGGATGGCCTGGCGATATGAACAGATGGAGCATTGCCGGACAGTCCCAGCCCGCCAACGACATTCGTAATCGAATGAACATCGACCAATGTTCCCTGTGCAGGCGGCCGCCACCGGTATAAACCGGGCGCCCGTTGCGGAACGAAGAAGCCAGAGCGACTGGCACTCGCCGCGGGTAAAACCTTGAATGTCGCAACAACTCCGGACCAGCCGGTCGCGCTAGCAGTTGCTACCGATGATGTGGCAGTGACAGCGAGCGTCCCGGACGAGGCGCTTAATATATAAGCCGCATATGGGTGGTTACCGCTACCCGCGCCGCCTTCGGAGCGGGCCAGCGTCCACCCTGATGGGTCGGTCCAGGTAACCGCCGTGCTCGCCGAGAAATGCTCAATAAACGAGCATATGGCGAGATCCCCGGAACCATTCGCACTAGTCGCCGTCGCCGTATCGGTGGCAACGGCACCGGCTATACCGGTACCGGACGAATCAATGGCTACCGTGCCCGCGACATCACTGTGAAATTCGTCGAGACATCCACGGGTCGCGGTCCCGCTAGTTTCGGTGAAATCTACCGATGAAATCGAACCGGGATTATTCGGGTAATACCAAATCTCGGCCCTGGACGCGACGCCGTTACCAACCTGGACGGCCTGAATCCAACCGGCCGGGGCTGTGTATTGGTTAGTGGTGGCATTGCCTGCTGTTAGAAAGCCGATCAGCAGATTACCGGCAGTCGAGCCAGCCGGTAATGTAACGGTAACCGTGGCGGTCGACGACAGGACTTGCGCCGCCGATTCCTGGACGAGTGTCCACGCCACGGCCCAACCCCTTTATGGTTTTAAACTCCTCTCAACTTTTAGTTCAATGCTTCGAGAACATAGTTGTGAATCTGAATCGAGTTCGAGGCGCTGGACACGGACCAGGTGGCGAACAGGTCGAGCACGGAAGCCGCGCCTGGATCAAAGCTGGTGCCGACCGCGGGCGCCGTCGCGGGCAGCATCGTCGTAGCCGCCGTGATGGCAGCACCCGCATTAAGCGCACCGATACCGAGGAGGTTCGCCGTCGCAGAGCCACCGGCCCCGACCGCGGTAACCCTCATCAATAAATCGAGGTTGAAAGTCTGGTTAGTCTGCGATGCCACCATGGTCAATGCCTGCGATGCAAAGGCATCCACCGCGCCGACACCGAAGGAAAGGATAAGCGTCCCTGACGTGAATGTGGATACGCGACCCATTGCCTTGACCCGCAATGCCTTCCCGACGTACCAGAATCCATTAGTCGGAGTCGTATACCGGGCATGCGCAGGTGTGATCGACGTGCGGGCGGCCGTGGTATTTACCGCCGTACCGTCCGTCTCGGCGCGCGCCAGGACATCGACGAAACCTAGAGAGCTCATTTAATCGTCAACCCCTATTAGAGCGCCGTCGCGTCAAGCACGAGCTGACCGACCGCGATACTGATCTGACCCTGAGACGCGAATGTTTCCGGGATCACCTTCTGAAAGTACAGCTCACCCTGACCAGTGATATTGATGGCTGCGCCACCGGAGGTGGTCGCCACCTTGAACACGTCGGCAGTCAGACCCGATGCGAGCACGAAATACAACGTCTCCTCGGTCAGCCCGGCCGGTAGGCTCTCAGCAAACACATTGAATACCTGCACCCGGTCGTCGGTGGTCAGACCATGCCCGGAGGAGGTAATCGTGTCGTTGGTGACATCGGTCGAATCACATTCCCCGAATCCCTTTACCGAGCCATTGATCGGGGCATATCCGAGATAGTTACCCGAGACATTGCCCGTTGCCGTGTTGAACAGCCCGATCCAGCCGTACGTTCCGGCCGCCACGTCGATCGTGATCGTTCCGGAATTGGTCTTCTGACCGGCCGATGCCGCGCCGAATGTCGCAGCAATCCGGGCATATGCTGGCGAGCCACCGGACGCCTCGGTCCCGGTATATGTCGCACCCAATCCGGGCGCCGCGGCCGTGGTGAACACCCCGGCATACTTCACTCCGGCCGCAATCGATTCGTCGAGCCCGTCGAGCGCGGCATTCTTGGCAATATCATTGAACGGCACGGATTCACATTCCCTTTCTCAACCAGCCGCACGGGAAAAGGGTCACCGGAAAGGTGTCCTCGAGTTCGGCGTCGACAATCCATTCCGGGTGGACCGGTAGAAACTTCTCGATTGCGTCCAGCGGACTGGATGTGCCCATCCAGGCTCGGATAATTCCGTCCTCAACCACCATGTAGCCACCGGGGGAAACCATCGGCCCGTAGGCTTCCATCTCGGCGAGTACGTGATCCGGCTCGTGATCGGAGTCAAGTGAGACCAACACCCGCTTACCGGCCGCCAATTCCTCTACCCTCGCGAGAATGTCCGGGTCGATGCTGCTCCCGCATAGCCACGTGACCGGATATCGGGAGGGAGGCAAGGTAAAGGCGCAATTGGCATCGATATCGATCGACACGACCGGAGCAAACCCGGCAAACCATTCCGCCGATTTGCCGTGACGCGTTCCGCATTCGATGATCAGCTCCGGCCGAGTCCGCGTAATCGCCAGCACATACCGCGAGACATCCTCGGACGTCTTCTGCATTCCGAGGTAATCCTGCCGACCTCGGGCAGCTAGGATGCTGGCCCACGTGTCAATCATCTAGGTTTCCGCCCAACGACACGAACATCACAGGGACCGAATTGCTGGTCAATCTCGACGTCGACCCAGCCGACATCTTTCATGACAACGCGCAACTCGTCCGGATCGACATTCCCGTAATGCTCGTCCGGCCATAGAACGCCGCCGCCGTCCACGCCGGAATGAACGGGCCGGCCTGGACCTGCCATTGTCGCGATGAACGTTCCGCCCGCTTCACATACCTTGAATGCGGTCGCGACGATACCCGGCCAAACGCTGGTGTGCTCGAATGTCTCGCAGCACACGACGCATTCCCATTGCCGCGGAGGGAAAGGGTCCCAGTCCGCCGCGTCTACGACCTCATCCACGCCCGGACCGGGAAGAATATCGATCACGGTATAATCATTGGGATCCGTGAATAGATCACGAGGCGAGCCATTGATATTCCGGCCACCGATATCGAGCACGCTTCTGGCATCCCTCGGCGCATGCTGAGCGACATATTCATACGCTTCACGATGCATGGTTCGCCTTAACTCGCATGAGATAGATGTCTCGGTCGGAATCGAAGGATTCTTGACCGACGGCGTAGATATCGTCACTCTCGCCCTTCCCCCAGGCCGGGTGGAGGTGCTCGACCTGCGAGTCAATGGCCATTGCCCAGACATCCCGATCCTTTGCGGCCTGGACGATCTCGTCATCGACAAACATATGACGATAACCCTCGTGAGCGAGAATCTTCGGCCCATCCCAGCTAGCGCCAATCTGGTCGATATACCGACGCCGGACCAATAAGTGAGTTGCATGCTCCCCGGCCATCACCCGCGGATTACCGAGATCATTCGTGCCGACGACGTCGTAACGATCACCGGCGACGGCCTGAGCCTGATCCAACCAGCCGGTACGAAATCTCACGTCATCCCCGGTTACGAAGATCCACGGCTCATCGGTGTTGCGGTAACCGAAGTTCATCCGCTCCGCAAACGTCAGACCAGGCCCGCGGAGGACCTGCGCGCCCGCCTGCGCCCACAATTCCGCCTGGACATCCTCCCGTGGCCCCGCCACCGCGTAGACGCTCACCAGGCCGCTGGAGGCTCGCGCGCTCGCCATGAACCGGCTCACGTTGGTAGTACGCATCGCCGGAACGATGATCGCCGTTCGGCCGGTCGCGGGTGGCGGCACCATCTGTCGGAGGTAATCGGTCTCCGCGAGCCATATCGGTTTGAAATGTGATGTCGGCACGCCCGTGTGTACGTGAACCGGAATGTTCATCGCACCAGCACGAAGACAGAAGCTCAGATCCTCGCTGACGAGCTGGCCGGTCGAGGTGTTCGGCACCCGGTCATACCAGACCGGCCCATATTGCTCCTGCATTCGCACGAATACCGACCGGTGAACGAGAACAGCCGCCGCGCCGGTACCCGCGCAACGGACCAGCGTATTGCCCGGATATCCCCAGCGAATAGTGAAACCCATTTGCTCGTTGTCGAGCTTCACCCAATCGAAAATAGTCGGCGTCGGCCGAGTGCGCCAGCCACCCAGACCGTCTGCACGATCCTCGCGATTACTGAAACACAATGCGCCGACAATAGGACGCTTCACTGGATCGGCTGCCTCGACCAATCGGTCGATGATGTCCGGCTCGAATCCCATATCGGTATCAATCCAGAACAACCATTCGGCGTCGCGCTCGTCGAGGAAAATCTTCACGGCCTTATTACGCGATTGCGGTAGACCGTCCGTGCCGCACCGAATGCCGATCCAGCCGCCCCGCATAAGACGGCCATCACTGGCGATGTCATGCCCCAACAATTCGATCAGGGAATGATGCCAGGAATACGCGACCTCATTGGAATGGACATAGGCAACCGTAACCGCACCGTCGACCAATTCATCCGTCGCCGGTAGCGGGTCGACCGGCAATAGCTCCGGCAACGATTCAGCGGTCAACGCCGGACATTCCTGCGCTCGCCCGGATCAGCCGTCGCCGTCTCCACCGGAGCATCTCGCGGAAGTGCCATATACCGCGGTGGCTCACCGGTCCATGACATGCCATACCGCGGATCGGTAGTAAACGCTTCCGGGTGCTCGCGGACTAAAGGGTCATCCGCGGGCCAATGCGTACCGTGCTGGACGACTACTTGACTGCCCTCATGCGTCGAGAGCACAGCAGTCGCCAGCGCGTAAACCACCGGAATATTAGCCATGTATTCTGCTCCGTTTGTTTGTTGATTGGTTCGGACACCCCGGCCCGAGCTAGGCAGAACACAAGCCGGGGTATCCGTTACTAGGCGAAACCCAGTCCGCGCAACGTGGAATCAATAACCTTGAGAGCCTCGGTATCACCGTTTAATACCGCCGCGGCTCGCTCAGCAATGAGAGATTGCACGGCAGGGTCGCCGGATTCTCCGGCATTGCCGAAAGTCTCCGGAACCGATACCGGCGCCGGCTCGACTGACTCAACCGGGGTTGCCTTTTCCTTGTTTACCATCAGGTGTACCCCATCGCCGTCAATTGATCCGTAATAGCCTGCGCGTCCGGCCCGCCACCTTGCCCGTCATTAACCAATGCCTGACGTCGTGCGAGGAGGATTTGAACATCCGCCTCGCACGCCTCCGAAGCACGCATGGCTTACGAGTTCACCAACATGCGGAAGGCAAGGTCGTTGACCGAGTTGCTTCCGATGCGGGCATAGGCGAACCATCCTCGCTGACCGGTGGGTACCGCGGGGCCGGTGCCCGCGGTGACCTGCTGGAAGAGCTGAGGAATGAGCTCGACACTCATTCCGCCATGCCGGGCGATAACAAAGTTGCTGAAGTCACCGGCAATGGCAACACCCTCCGGTGCGGTGTTGCTGGTGGTCGTCGCGGGCATGTACGGCGACTCGAATACCGGCTTGCCCATGAGCTGATCTGCCCACATCTGCGGCAGATTCACCGTGTAGCCGTGGAACACGTTGGCGGTACCGATCTGCCGAATCGCGTTGTTCGCCGAAATCGACATGAGCCAGGAAGCGCCACGCCGGAACCGCTGGGGCACGGCCTGCCATGCCTTATAGGGATCGGGTGCGCCCACCGTGCCGACCGTGGTCACGGTAACCCGCACGTTGGTGTTAGCGGAAAGCGCGGTGAGAATACCCCTCGGCTCACCGGTACCAGTACCGCGGGTGAACTTGTCCACCAGCAGTTCATCATAACCCGCGGACAACAGGCCCGACATCTCCGAGGCGAACGACGGGTAATCCTCGCCGACCTCAATCGAGTAGGGCATGAATCCGCGCGCCATGTGCACGGTAATGGTGGGCTGAGCCAGGACGGGAGAGGCGTCAGAAGCCGCCGCGGCCTCAGTCTGGAAGGTCCAGGAAACACCCGCGCTCGTGACACCGCGCCAGATGTTCGTATTGATCTGAACCTGCTTCGCGATCTCCAGGAACGGGTTACCACTACCCTGAGCCGTCAGGATGATCGACGGGTCAATGAATACCGGAATACCGTAACCGCCGGCGCTGACAACATTCTCCGACGCCGCACGGAATTCCTCCCACGCGGCAAGCGCCCGCTGCTCATCCGCGTCAAGCTGAGGATGCGGCCGAGTAACGAGCTTCATCCACGCGCTACGGTATTCCTCGGTCTCGGTCACCAGAATGCGCCGAGCAATCCACGGGTCAGACCGCATCAGACTCTCGATGTGCGTCCGCTGGTCGTCGGCAAGGTGCGCCGTCCCAACCCGGTCCGTGTCAAGCCTGCGCATGGCCAGCGTACGGGCCTCACCGGCAGGAAGGCGCCGGACATCGCCATAGGGGTCCTCGTGGTTCCGCACACCATCGAACACCCGCTCGACGGCCCGTGGCTTACGCCGGAATACCTCGACCACTGCCCGATGCTCATCGATCTTCGCAAGGGCAATCTTGCGAATCTCCAGACCGTATTCAAATGCGGTCTGCTCGGCATCGCTCTTATCCCGCAGCTCGCCCTCGTCGGTCTGGTGCAGCGAGCGAAGGTGTGCGTCGAGTACCTGAACGAAGAGTTCCATCTCTTCGGGAGTCTTGCCACGCAGCTCGTCCGGCAGGCCGCGGACATTCTTCAGGTCGTCCGCCTTCTTCCCGAGCAACAGCTCGTAAAGGTCGGCGCCCTTATCCTCGTCACCCATTGTGGATGTTCCTTTCTACAATACGGGGAATGGGTCGCAGCATTCTGAGATTGAAATCGTCACGCTGCTGTTTCTTGCTGGGCGACCGCTTGGCGCTACTGGCCTGCGCATCCTCTCCTCTGCCGGGCGCGCTCCGCGCGACATCCCGCCCAGGGGAAACCTTTCGACTACGAGGGGAGACGTCGTTCTCATCGGTATCCGGAATACCGAGAACCGTCATGCCACCGTCAATAGTCTCGTCTAGTGCCGTCACTAAAGCCGTTGCCGTCGTGATGTCGCCGGATTCGAGTGCTTCCTCGATCTCATCGATCAGCGCGTCAGCAGCCGCAACCAATTCCTCGATTGTCGCGTCCGTGGCACGCGATGCCGGGCGACGGCCAATCTCCGGTAGCGATTCGACCAGGGATCGAATGCTCGCCGTCGTCGGCTCATAAGCCGGAAATACCACCGGGCCGAGTTCCGGAACATTGATATCCAGCAACTCGCGGAGATCGATCTTGTTCTGGTTCTTGCGCTCCGTCCACTTCTCGCCGTCCGTGGGAACAGTGAACCGGAAACTCATCCCGTCGACCGCACCGTCCCGCACGGCGTCCCGTACCGGCTGAATCAGCCAGTTATCGGTAAGGCGAGCCTCGATGAACAGGCCCTTCTTATCCTCGCGGGCGGTCGTAATCACGCCGAGCGGCATGCTCCCGACGAGAGGATGCCGACCATGCTCGAACATGAGCACCGGCGTCCTCTCTTCCAGGGTCCGCTTGAATGCACCCTGTCGGATGATCTCCTCGAAAGGCCCATCCCAGGAATCAATAGTGGTCGACCGATTGAATACAGCCGCATATCCCTGGAAGGTCAAGCCGTCGCCACTGCCCGAGGTGTCGCGCACCAGCTCGAAGGCAAAGGTTCGGACGTCACCACCGCGGTTATTCATTGTCCCTTGGCTCCCTTTGCTGGCAATGTCACCGGAACGGCAGGCGGAGCGGTCATGCCGGGTGGCTGCAATTGCACCGAAACCAATCCGGTATGTTTGAGTAGCGTCGGATTCTGACCGACCACCGCTGCCACGGAGCTTTCCGGCGTGAATCCCGCCGTGATGTACCGGTTGATCGTGTCCGCCTTCACTGATTCGATATTCGCCGCGTCGAGGGCATCCTCGCGAAGTAGCGGGATATCGCTCGTGTCGAACCACAATTCGTTACCCTCGGGGACAACCACCAACGGCGCGAGCGCAGCGCACAATGATTGCAGCGTCGGATAAACCCAGGTGTCGGAGAATGTGCGTCGGGCCATTCCGAAGTTACCGGAGTTCAGGCTCGAGCCTTTCAGCCCCTCGCTGATCCCCAGCAATGGCGGAGGTACCCGAGAGAGAACAGAGATCCGTGTCTCGCCGTGCCCTTGTGTGACGGCGAAATCAAGCTGTTGCAGATTCGAGCCGACAACCGTCGCGTCAATTCCCGCGGTCAAATACAATGTCCGGTAGGCATTCGCTACGCCGGTATGCTGCCCTTCCAGCATTGCGACAGCGGCCTTGAACTGATCTTCAGTGATCGCAGGAATGCCTTTGACAACCATATTCGGCGTGGCGCCGTTGATGAAGAATTGCATCTTGTGCTCGGTCGCCGACATATCCGCGCGAATGTCTCGAATACCTGGCGTGAGCCAGCTAATGCCGACACCCTCACTGGTCGGATCTGGAATCGGCGACCAATGTGCGACCTGTTCGGGCGACAATCCGACCGGCTTGTGTTCCGAATTCCAGCCGCCGTTCTGGTAAACGTATCCGTACAGCTCCGAATCAATGGCGAGCGCCGGGTCGTCGGGCTCGCGATCGGAGGTATAGATAATGCCCATCCAGTCCGGCCGAAGAACCCGCAAGCGACCCAACTGGTAATTGGTGACGAATGCATTACCGGCGATGCCCGCATGCCATTCCATCTTGCCGACGAGATCCGCGGTCGTACCGTTCACCCAGGGATGCTCTAATACTTCCAGGTTTGTATTGCCGAATGTCGAACGCGGCCTAACAGGGTCCCATGCCGGACGACGGAACGTGAAACGTGCCTGGCTCAGCACCATGGAACGTACGAGCTGTGCTGCGAATGCAGGCGGGCAATTGCGTAGCGCCGCGTAATAGCCGGGCAAGCTCGCGGCGAAATCCTGCAACCGCTGTTGCGGCATGGTCTGATTGACGCCGCCGACCTGGTATGTCAGACCGTTATAGTTGAAGAATTGCGCTTGTGCGGGCAGCAAAAAGTTAGAAATGTACTGATCGATGCTACCCGCGCGCTCCTCGTCGTCGCGCCCGTCGAGGGTGGCCAGGGTCACGCCACCAAGCTCCGAATCAAATGCGCCCCTCTTATTGCCATCCCGCAAAGAATGCTTGCCCGGTTTCCGACCTAGCTAAACCCCAGAATGCTTCAGTTATTGCGACCAATGCGCTAATGTCGGTGCCGGTCCATTGTTTTTCTGAACGGCGCCGGCCCCATGCCCAGGCCCCGTCTCCGACCTCGCGTCGCACGGCGATAGCCAGGGCATCGCTGATCTGTGGCTGGCCGATGTGCGCAATCTTGCGATCAATCACAGCCGCCTGGAGGCTGGCACATGCCGCACCCGCATCATGCACGGTCATCATGACCGGCTCAATTCCGCGTTGCTGTAGCGGTTGAATGAGCCCGCGCACCGGCCCGATAGGATCGAGAATCAATGCCGGATATACCCGATCGCCGATCTTGACGTTGCGAGTCGGATGACGGGTCACCAGATCGAACAGCCGATCGACCACCCACCCGGTTCCGGGCGCATGGTCCACCAGCTCGACATGCGGCACGCCGGTCGTACCCGTTCCGGCAACCGCAATCGAGGCCCGCTTGCCGTCCGGCGAGACGTCAACCGCCCAGACCTTCGCGCCGACAATGGTCGACGGCCGAGCGCATGCGGTCCACTGCTCCGCGGTAATGGGCGGGTCATCCTCGGTGGCCGCTTCATCCCACCAGCCCAGCCGCTCGCGGCCAAATTCGGCGGGAGAAAGGGATCGGCGCTCGGCCTGGATGTACTTGGCGCTGATACGCCGATCGAGCGCAGGATTGCTGGCCAACCAATTCGCTCGGTCGTCAAGCGCACAACCGATAGAACTAGCCTCATGCCCACAATTCAGGTTAAGACATCCCGGCTCCTCCCACGAACCGGGCGCGCACCATTCAACGTAGACCAGCGATGGATCTCCGCCATTGCGGCCTCGAGCCTTTAGGCGCCGCAAGACAACCGAATCAGCTTTCCCGGCGCTACTCCCGTAAAGAATCTGCGGGTTCGGTTGCGCCGACATTACCGGAAAGAGAGCGCCCATCTGGCCATCAGTAACAGCATAAGCCTCGTCCAGAATCGTATCCGGCGCAGCCAGACCTCGGCCACCGGATTCGCTACGGGCACGAAACTTGAGACGTCGCCCATCGAGGAGGATGATCTCGAAGGTTGCATTCGATCGTAAGACTTGCTTGACACGTTTACGCAGATGATCATAGTTCGTCACCATCCCGTCGAAGGTCGTAAAGGATTCGCGGGCGGTCTCGAATAGATGCGCGGACCAGATGATCAGCTCGGAACCGAATACGAACAGCTTCGTCAGGGCGATGCATTCGAGTACGAATGTCTTGAGATTCTGCCGCGAGCAAATCACGGCGCCTTCCATCGCCGACCATCGGCCGTCCGCGTCCATGGCACACAATGCCTCGACCGCTAGCCGCTGCTCCGGATCGAGTATCCGGCCCACCGATGCCGCCATCTCGGCGACCTCGGACAGAGCGGACTCGGAATGCTCCGGCACCCATAAATGAGCGGGACTAATAGGTGTATCAGTACGGACCGTCACCCGGTACCGCTATTCCTCACTCCGCGGAAACTCGTTTCGACATCCTCGACCGTGCCCACTTCTCGAATCAGGTATGGGTCGTTGCCCGGTCCATGACTCGGGGCATATGGCTTCTCGCCGTCGATAGCAAAGAATTCGCAGCGCTCGTGCAATTCGACGAGCGCAATCTGATCGAGCAGCCACCGCCTCCACGATCTGGCGTCATACGCGGCCGGTGGCACCGGCATAAGATGACTCACCGAGATCAACTTTTCCGGGTGATAGGAATCCGGCCCGGTGATATTGATAACCAGGGTCAATCCATGGCTGCCCTGCCCGCGGTCGTAATTGGCGAGCAACCGGAAACGCCAGCCCTCTTTGTATGTCAATCCGGCCACCAGTCGATCAAGCGCGTCCGGATAAAGCGCGGTCTGACGTAGCGAATCATGCATGACGTGCTAGCCTCGCCTCCGGCGAGGTGCACCGATCAGGCACCGTCTGCCTTCCGCCGATCCCTCCACCGTTGCGCCATGGTGTCGAGTGCGTCGCTGGCCTCTTCGTCCTTGCACGCCTGCGCCATGGTCGCTCGCAGCTCCCGGGCCAGGCTCGCCGCGGAGCTCGCCGTGTGCCCACCCGCGTCCAGCAGCCGGGCCAGGCTCACGGCGATGGCGCCCGTAGATGTCTCCAGGGTGCCCGCTGAGCTGAGCTCCGCCTGCACCAGCGCCAGGACCGGTTCCGCGTGCCCCGCGGCCTCAGCGACCCGCTCAGCGGCAGTAGGGAGCACCGTGAGCGCCGGCGCACTCCGTACCGCCTTGCGCCGAAGAGGGTCTGGGTTGTGTCGACACTTCGGGCACCGGATCGGGGGACGGCCACGGCTCAGCGGATGCTGAAATGTCGTATGACAGTCGACGCAGGCATATGCCTTTACTTTCATCGGCTATGCCTTTCTTGTGGCATTCAAGGAATGCACGGCTAAGATGATCTTGAGCATTCTTGGGTGTAGATTTGGAGCC